TCAAATTTTTAGCCCGTATTTATTCAGTGTTAATGAGATATACGGAATTTAAAAACTCTGCTTTAACAACACAATCGTTGAATGATCTCACAGATGTAGATTCGATGATAATAATGATGTCTTTATGGGGCTTACCAGATACTATAATTAAATCTTTAAAACAATTATCTTTAGTAACTAATAAGAAAATATTAGATTCACCTAATATATTAATAGATCTAATACAAAAATTTTTAGAAATTTTACATGACGTATTGATTTGGATTAAATCTAAAATCAATATTCCTTATTTATCAGATTTCGTAAATATTTTATTATATCCTTTACAATTTGTAAGTGGATTGAAATTAACAAAAGAATTATCAGATATAACAATGGCGTTTCAAAGAGACGCACAACGAATGTTTGATCCAGTATTTAGGGAAAGGGTATTATCATTATATAATAATATAAAGTGTAATGCTTATATACAAGCATTATTAGCCAATCCTGCATATAAAATTTATGCAGTTGAATTTTCAATTTTAGACGCTATGTATAAAACATGTATAAATTTTAATACGACAGCCAGAATTGAACCCGTAGGGGTTATTTTTGAAGGTAAACCCGGATGCGGAAAATCTACAATTATGAACAAGTATTGGGAATTTATGAATTCTAAGAACAAGGATGTTTATAATCATTCATGTCCACCTATTAACGATGGAAAGAATTACCACGATGATTACGTAGGACAGTTTGGATACAATATGGATGATCTGGCAGCTAGAGACAAATCAGAATTAAGACATTTAATAAACTTTATTTCCTGTGTTAAATTTCCTTTAGATTGTGCGCAAGTTAATAATAAAAACACTAAATTTTTTGTAAGTAAATTACTCACTAGTACTATGAATCATTTTTCAGATATAACATCTTTTACCAAAGCTGATTGTATATCTGAACCTGAAGCGTTGTTTCGAAGGGTTCACGTATTTGATTTTGACAATTTTTTATTTTCAGATGGAAAAATCAAAGGAATAATTAAATACAAGAAATACGATCATTTGACACGCCGATGGTATGATAAATTTATAGGGCCTAACAAAGAATGTCCCTTTCAACCCTTTATAGAGATTAAAGAATGGGGAGGTCAAAAAGAGATAAACAAAGTAGTCGCATGGCTATATTCTGTTATTAATTACTTTTTAAATACGCAAGAGCAAATATTTGCTAATAATACATTAAGTAATGAAGATATTGACGAGATCAACAATTATGTATTAGATATGATGCCTCCAGAAATAGATGAAGAAAATTTTTTTGATGGAAGGGCTAATGTTCCTGATGGTATTAACACCCAAGGTATTACTGATTGGGCTCAATTTATGTGGCAAATAGGATCAAAGGGTTTTGGAATTTATAAAGAATTCTTAACTTTTTGTCCCTGTTTCTTTTCAAATTTATTACAAGGATTATCTTGTTTTACTTCCGGTCTAGAAGTAGATTGGAGTGAATATTTGATAAAGACAGGTCTTAAGTTATGTTTAGGACTCATAGCAGCGTATACCACTTATAAAATTAAAGAGTTAATTACAGGTAAAATATTACACGATGATACAATAGATGATTTGTACTATAGAGCTATAAGAATGAACTTAATTAAACACTGGAAAGATGCTCACGCGACTATCCAACATGCAGATGTAAATTTATCCTTAGACAACGATGTTTTAACGAACCTTTGCAAGAAGCCGGAAGTTAGTACTCGTATAACGTCAATAAAGAATAAGATGAGAGTAATACAGATGATTAGTAGAGATGGATACCAAAATGTGTCACAAGTTATTATGTCAGGAAGAAGAGCCTTAGTACAAAGTCATTCATTCACTACAAGTGAAGGAGTAGCTAATATATATAAAAACTGGGACTGCTTACTTAATGATAATATGGAATGTAACCTTATACCTTTTAAAGTAATTAAGGAGTGGAAAGAATTAGATTTGGCTGTAATAGAGTTTACTATGCCCGTCCCTTTATACAAGGACGCTACTCACAGCTTGTTTAGCTGTGGATTAGATGAAGAAGAAGGACTGAAAGCCCGAAAGTTATTTTATGTGAATTGTGAATACGCAGTACCATTAGACAATAACTTTACTATAAATCAAGATTCTTTTCAAGTTAGATCTCCTTCAGGAGATGACTGTTATATCGCCCCTGCAAAATCAGGCATTAATTATCCAATATCAGCTCCAGGATTATGCGGAAGTTTAGTCATAGATTCAGAGTTTGGATTGTGTGGAATACACGTAGCCGGAGGGCCACAGAATGGATTTGCATTTATTTATCCAAAGAAAATTTTAAAAGAATTAAAATCACTATTAGTGTTTAAAAACAGCGTCCATTTCAATATTAAAGAAAATATAGATGATGTCGCTTTTTCTGGTATGAAATATTTTAATGATATTTTTCCAGCAAAAGTACCTCTCAGAAAGACGAGTCTCGCTAAAACAGAATTATATGATGTGCTAGAAGAAGAAATAGAAGAAGTTGGAGAAAAGAAACCTCCCAATTTTAATGTTTATGGTGGTAAAACGCTGTCTACATTGGCTGCTAAGTCTTTTAAACCTATACCTTATATAGATTATAAAGCTATAGAATTTGGTAAGAAATGTATTAATCAATATTTGACCAAATTTTCAGATTTAACGGACCGTGAGGTTATTAAAGGCGATAAAGAATTTGAATTATCATCATTAAATAAAGATTCAGTCAACGGATTTGGCTACGAAAGAGACAAGAAAGAATACATAGATTTTTCTACTGGTTCAGTGACTCCACAGTTTCAAAATATTTTGGAAGATTTTAGATCTAAATGTAGAAATGACAGTATTGAAGTTCGAGATCTCCTATTTTATGAAGCTATGAAAGATGAGTTGAGACCATTAGAAAAAATCGATAAACCGAGAACTTTTAGAGTTGCACCCTTACATCATACATTTTTAGTTAAGAAATTGTTAGGTAAATTGTTTATACACTGTAAGAAAAATATGTGGCATAATCAGATGGCGCTAGGTATGAATCCTTATAAAGATTGGCATAAATTATATAAAATTTTGAAACAATGTCATATTAATTTCGATGGAGATTTTGGAAAATATGATGGCGCTGCTCCAGCTCAAGTCCAAGACGCGATAGCAGAGTTAATCATGGAATTTTACGATGGTGATGAGCCAGAGGTTTTGCGAGTTTTACTATCTTCTATGATAAGAACTTTTGTTTTAATTAAAGAAAAATTATGGGTAACTACTCATTCAATGCCTTCGGGATGTTGGGTGACAGCCTTTTTTTAATTCTTTATTAAATAGATTTTTATCAGCTATGGTGCTATATACAGAAAAAGTAAAGAGAGGAGAAGAGCCTACTATTGAAGATTTCAACAAGTTAGTCGATTTCGTTATGGGAGACGACAAAATATGTGGTACCCCTTATGAGCTTAAAGATTATTTTAATGCTTTGACTGTAAAGGAGTTTGTGGAGTCTATAGGAATGGAATACACAGATAGTCAAAAAGGAGCCATAACTCAAGAATCAAAATTATTACATGAATGTGAATTCTTAAAGAGAACTTTCAAATATCATAAAGAAATGGGTAAAGTAGTTGGTCCATTAGCATTAAAAACATTAATAAAC